GAAGGAGGACGACTCGGTGAGACCAGAAAAAGAACACTTATTGACAGTATAAAAACTGACAGCACGCCATAAAGCGTCATTATTGGATTCATCATTTAGATACTCTTTTGATTCAAGGAAAAGACCTTTTGCAGAAATAGGATCAGGATATCTAGATTTAAGTTCCTGAAGTTTCTTATATAGGTTATACCCATCATCCTGAAGAACTCTCCAAAAGTTATAGAGAGGTTCATACAGATCGTTTACCCACACGTCAAGATGTGGATACTTTTTAGTAATGTGAATTGCAACACTACCGCCACCCAAAAAGGGTTCACGGTATTCACTATACCCATCAAGATTGGGAATGTATTGATCTAGTTTTGTACAGGCACGGGATTTACCCCCTGGATACCTGAGGGGAGTCTTGAGAGATTTCATAATCAGGTTTGTTGTATTTCAAAAATTCCCAGAAGGTTAATTTCATTTCCTTCTCAGTCATACCACAATGCTTTGCGGCATTAGGTAAATTCATTGTAGCACGAAATAAACTATCGTTTGATTCTGCTACATTTTGAGGAGTGGTTTTTACCTTTGGTTCAACTAAATTACTCTTGTCAGTTTTTATAAAACTCATAGGTAGTTCGGTTCATCAGCACGAAGAAGAACACCCTCAACCTTATTCAGTAGTTGTTGCATATCATTATGCAAAATACGATACCCAGTGCCAACATATAATTGACCTAAGACAACTGCTATAGTAGCAGTTCCCCAGAAGACATAGTAGAATCTGGATTTAACTTGTGCCTTAATTTTAGTTTTCATAATTAAACAATCAATTTTTTAGTATCTGGAGTAATTAGTTTACTTCCAAACATTTCATTGTACTTTTTAGAAACATCTTCTTGAACTGCCACCACATATACAATGTGTTTTTTAGACATTTCAATCTCGGGTTCTTCTTTACTAATAACTGTTGCCCAAGGAGCAAATCCAACACCCTGAGCACTAGGAAGAACTACCAAACCATTTTGAACGGTAATAGTATCATCAGTTTCAGAGAGGACCTCTCCAATAATTTCTTCACCAGTTACGATACGAATCAGTTTTACATCAATCATTTGAATTCACACTCCACCATAATTTCGGTTAAACAAGCAAGCATATTTATTTCTTGGTCGGCAACGAATGCCGCCTGATACTGATACTTAGCAATAATGAGCACAGCAGCAGGAACAGTAGCGTTTGTAAGGGATGAATAGCAAGCATCGTAAATACGACGCATAAGTACAGTAGTATCATTATCCAGATTAGAAACGATCCACTTACGAACCTCTGCAAAGTTCTTCTCCTTAAGGTTCTTGACAAGTTCATTTACAGCAACATCAGAGAAAGTAGCAAGAATGCCAGAATCAATCTTCCCACTAACAGAATATCGCTGAATCTCATTGAGTACACGACGCCAGTCTGGAAAGTGCTTGTTAACAAGTTCTACCAGGACCTTGTTATCATATTCAACACCTTCTGTATCCAAGATTTCTTGGAGACGCTTGAAGAATTGTGCTGCAATGGATTGTCGGTCTTTTCCTTTGATCCCAAATTCCACGACAGCACACCTGGAGTGGAGGGGTTCGAGGATTTTGTTTTTGTAGTTGCAAGTGAAGATGAATCTGCAATTGCCAGCGAACTCCTCAATAAACGCCCGTAGGAGGAGTTGTACATCGTTGGATGTGTTGTCAGCTTCGTCAATGATAATGACTTTGTGTTTAGAATCTGACGTAAGCGATACGGTCGAAGCAAAGTTTTTCGCATTGTTTCTGACAGTATCGAGGAATCGTCCCTCATCGGATCCATTGATGACATATACATCTACTCCAAGTTCTCTACATAGTGCCTTTGCTACTGTTGTTTTGCCGATGCCTGGAGGACCAGCAAGTAGCATATTAGGAATCTCTCCTTTATCTAGGAAAGATTGAAAGGTTTTCTTTGTACTCTCAGGGAGAATACATTCTTCAATAGTCTTGGGTCGGTATTTTTCAACCCAAAGAAATTCATCACGCATAGTCATTCCAAAGGACGAACAAATTCATTTGACACAATATCAGTTGCCTTCAATTGTTCTTTCATATATTCTACACCATTTTCAGGCATAGCGGTATCCCCACAAGTAAAGACATCGCAAACTGCCATACCATTCTCTGGCCAAGTATGGATACTGAGATGACTCTCAGCAAGCATGGCAATTCCAGTCACACCTTGAGGATCAAACTTATGTACTGTCAAATCAAGCAGAGTTGACTTGCATTCTTTTGATGCCCTAAACAAAACCATTCGTATGAACTCTTTATCATCAAGCAAATCAAATGGACAACCTTTCAAGGTAAAAAGAATATGTTTCATTGTACCCAATCAGGTTTACGGTCTGGGATGCGAAGATAATTATCGCATACCCAAGGTTTAGATGCAATATACATCTTATAAGCAGTGAAGATATCAATGCTTGTATCATACTTGAACTCATCAGGTCCAGCAAATACAAACGGTGTTGTATCCTTTCCACTGCGACCTTGTGGATCTGCAGTAGGAAGTATCTCCTTTGCTGCTAGAAGGGTCTTGTGGCAGGTGTGGACCTTACCATAGCGAGCAGTGTACTCTTCACACATAGCAAGTCCATGAGCAAGCAACCACTGCCAATTGGTTACAAATTCATTCGCCCACTTGGTGCAAGGATGATTGCGAAATGCTCCCTTCTCAGTTGCATATGGAGTTCCATCTGCCTTAGGAAGATTACCAAATCCGTGACCCCATTTATCAGAACATACGATTGCAAGCATCTGACAGGTCTCTAAGGGCATCTTGACAATGTGCTTATCAGGGAGAACCGTAGCAGACTTGTATGGAGATGGGTCCGTAACAAAGATGTTCATATCAAAAGTTTACTAACGCTAATTGAAAGTAGGAACGTTAACATTATAACAAGGTCCCACGCCCTAGTTCTAATAAAGTATGGGATTGTAATCAAATCTGCAACAAAGTGTATTAGGACCCCCCAAAAAGAACTGACGTGAAGAATGATAAAGTAGGCAACAATAACTCCGATGCTACCCACAATCCTCATCCTAACTAGTGCATCATCCAAAAGTTGAATCGGGTTCAAGGGCAATGTAATACTTTAGATTATACTTAGTATTAGTGAATTTAGAAAGAAGTTTAGAGGAAACAACTACATCATAGGCACCAGGAATAATCTTGATATTCTCCACTTTGAAGTTGAAAGAAAACTCTTGGTCAGTCTCACCTACAACAATAGCATACTGGTTAGAAGTATCGTTCTTCTTGTCATGTACTACTAGTTTGATAACGCCTGCTTCGCCAACGGCAGAAAAGTCTGGGAGTTGATAAACTTGTGCCGCCTTAACTAGTTTTTCAAGAGAAGCACTATCCAATTGAAAACATACATCTTCAGTAGGAAGAGTAATCTCTTTCTCTGGAGGAGAAACAATAACCGCAGGGTCAGCGTAAAAATACTTGACTCGACGCTTACCTTCTTTAATGCTCAAGTAACTATCTTGATTAAAGTCAAGATCAGGATCTTGATGAAGACTCAAACCATTCAAGAATTGGTTTAAATCATAAATTGCAAAGTCGCGGGGAAAATCTTCCTTAATATCTGCTTCTGCCAAAATGTTTTTAGCAACAGAGATAGTGCGAAGACGAGTGCCCTCTTTCACCAGAATAGAATTGTTAATTCCAGCAAAGTTTTTTAGTACCGTGAGAGTGTTATCAGACAGTTTCATAGTATTGAGTGGTTTCAGTTTCATTGTGGATAAGTTTCACGATTTGCATTCTTGTCATTAAAATGCATCAGAAGTACAGCATAGTGCAAGATCTTCATAATGTCACGACGGGCAGTGCCTTTCTTATCATATCTTGACGCATACTTGAGGATGTTGCTGCGACAGAATGCCTCACCATCACCACAAGCTTCGATAAGATCCAGAGTTTGAATCTTATCATCGCCAGCAGAATAGTGCTGGTCATATGTTCTAGTGATGTAATCTTTCAGTTCTTTAATAATTACATCTTCACTATACTTCTGTCTATTATTAGATTCGGATTTTTTATCCATAGTCAGGTCAAAGTTAATGTGGTCTTCGCCACCAAAGGTCATAGGTACAGGTTGTGCTGCAAAGGGACCAGGATCACCAATATCGATACCATCATATCCAGTGCTGCTAAATGTGATGGTATCATCAGACATACCACCTGAGAGATGAGATCCCAGATTCAACATGTAACCGTAGTCTTCTTCGCCAAGTGTTTGAGTCATGTTCAATTCATCGTAAAGTAAACTCCAAGCATTAGTCATTATATCAAAGATTTGCTCCCCCGTCAATCACATACATGGTATCACTTTGCTGAGGCATCACAAAGTCAGCATCAACCTTATCATACAATTCCAAGAATGCTTGCTTGGTTTCATCATCGAAACGATTTACACAAACTTGAATTGCCTTTGCTTTATCATTGAAGATACTATATGCCCGAACAATATGAACTAAGCGGCGAGTACTGATGATTTCTTCAATACCACCATCATAGAAGGTTTTGCGGATAATGTCTGCCCAATCAGAAAGACGCTTACAAAAATCAGTATCAGTACAGATTTTGTTTAAAATCTTTTGTTCTGTTTGAGGAGTAGGATATTCTTGCTCAAAAGTTACAGGGAATCTTTCAAGGAATGCTTCGTTGAGCACGTTAGTTCCAATGAATCGTCCGTCGTCGCTACCCTTACCCTTAGTGTTTGCTGTGGCGATGACGTTGAATCCACTTGCAGGGTCAACTCTCCGTCCGATCTTTTTAAGGAAAACTCCTTTGCCCTCAAGGATGCTTTGGAGACAGAGAATTTTATTAGAGGCAAGGTCGATCTCGTCAAGGAGCAAGATAGCTCCTCGTTGGAGGGCTTCAATGACTGGGCCATTGTGCCAGACGGTTGCACCATTATCAAGGCGGAAACCGCCAATAAGATCATCTTCATCAGTTTCGATTGTAATGTTTACACGGATTAATTCTCTCCCAAGTTGGGAACACGCTTGCTCAACAGAAAGCGTTTTGCCATTACCTGAAAGACCTGTAATGAATGTAGGATAAAATACGCGGGACTCAATAATTTTTTTAATATCACCAAAGTTACCAAACTTGACGAAGGTATCATCTTTCGTAGGAATCAAATTTTGTGCAATAGTAGGTAAAGCGGGAGGTGAATTATAAGTTTGCTCAAGTTTTTCTTGAACCGTCAAGTTCCATTTACCACGACTAACTTTATAATCAGACAATTTATTAGATACTGTCTGATAGTTAGATCCATTCATTGCACACCAAGCACGAATATCAGCACCAGTTACAGACTCTCCATAAAGTTCCTGTAAAGAAGTAAGGATATAATCGATAGAAAGGGACATTGGTTGCTTTGTTTGTTTCAACTGTAGTAATTATACTAAAAAAGGGGGTACTTTGGAGTACCCCCTGTGACAGTTATGTAAGTGGACTACTAGTCTTCTGCATCTTTGATTTCTTCAATCAAGGATTCTTTACTATGCCTTCTGTCTAATTCAATACCAAGTGTTCTACCATAATCTTCCAATTCTTTCTTACTCATTTCTTCAAGAGGACTTGCTTCAGTAAGAACTTCCTCTTCAGGAGTAAACAGAACTTCTTCTACAACGGGTTCAGGAGCAGGTGCAACTGGTTGTACAGGTGTAGGGTTTGGGTTTTTGCCACCCAATAGATTTCCAAACTTACTCATTTCAATAACCTCCTTTTTTCATTTTTTTCTTGTTTTTAGAATCACATGATCCTTCAATAATTTCAGATCTCTCATCATCAGTAAGTGTAAGCATCTTTTTGAGTGCTTCCTCCTCAGTCAGACCTTCATCAATCAAATGACCTTTGATAATATCAAAAAGGTCTGCATCTTCTTTCATAGAAGATTTAGTATCCTCTTTCGTAGGAGTTTGCTCAGTCTTAGACTTCTTAACAGCGTCAGCAGCTTTTCTCAAAAGTGCTCCTGATAACAATCGTCCCATTCCCTCTTCAACTTTTACATTATTTTGAATCTTTTTCTCTTGATCTGCTTTTGTTGTAGTACCTCTTTCAGTTTTGTTGATTTTTACACCCATTCTTTCCAGAGTTTTTTGACCTGATTTAGTTAAGTTGTCAACAGCGGTCTGTAGACCTTCTTCAACTTGCTCAGTTTCTGTAGGTTCTACTTTCTTTTCATAAACAGAAGCAAAAGCTTCCATCATTGATTGTGCTTGCTTTCCAGTAAGTCTTTCCATCTATTTACTCTCCGTAATGAGTTCAAACCACTGCTCGCTCATTCCGTTAATAATGGAATCTGCGGAATCTGTATCAGATGCATAACCTTCCTCAATGAGGTGTGTTACAACCTGTTCATAGATTTCTTTAGTCTCTTTTAATTTCTTCGGGGAAGGTTTCATTTGTAGACATTTTTTCTATACATTTATTTATTCAAGCGATGAGTTCAATAAACTCACTCAAAACTTTCTTATTCATTTTTTTACTTTTCAAACTTTTTGCAAAAGCAGATTTAATTTTTGCCTTAGATGCTCCATCATCGACATCAAACTCTGAGTCAGAAGAAAGACCAGTACTAGAAAGTCCAAAATATGTATGATATCCAGAACTATGGATAGCAAATGATTTTTGTTTTTTCCAGGTACGCTGAACCGTATCAAATTCTTTGGATCCCCAACCAGTAAACCGACGAATAAAACTATTCGCATCTCTAGATTCAAGAACACGGATACCAATAAAGTTTACGTCACTAAATTTATCCCGAAGATTTCTCAAAAATATATCAGTAAATTCATACCACTCACAATCAAGAGAATACGTATTTCCAGTCTTACGATCTCGGAGATAAGAATTATAGTGCAGAGTAGCAGTACCAATAAAGGGTTCATGTTCCCAATGACGTTGAATTTCACGATGATATTTTAGAGGTGGTGCTTCACCATCAGTCATCACAACACAGTGAACTTTTTGCAATTTATTACTTTTCTTAAATTCTGGAATGATTTGATGTAAACAAAGAATCGATTCATTCAGAGGTGTTCCTGAAAGATTCAAACCAGTTGGAATTGGGTATCGACCATACCGCCCGTAAGCCAAAGCAAGACGAAAGAAATTCTTCATCTGCCTCTCCATAACATTGGTTTTAACTTTACTGGTAAAAATATTCATCATACTAAACCATTCAGGAACATAAAGAAGTCCTTCACGTTTTGTGTATGGAAGATCTTTTATTTCAGGTCTTCCATCATCCTTATAATTAACCAAGGGATATTCATTTGTAAAGGCATAAACCTCAAATGGAATTGATACTTTTTTGCAGAACCACATTAGATTGAAAAGTTGCTTCATTGTATCAATCAGCACATCTGCCATAGATCCACTCCAATCTAAAACAAATATAAGACCATGATTTTTACCATCAGCAAGAGTAGTTACTTTTTTGAATAGATCTTCACTATACTTGTAAGTATGAAGTTTAGAGCAATCCAAAACACCTGTACGAGCAGTAGTTGCACGAGCATAAGAGTCTGCTGCTTTTTTACACTCAAACTCTTTCACCAAATAATTAACTTCTTTTTGAGTTGATTTTTTAAACTTTGCAAAATCAGTATCAGCAAAATTAAAAACATCTGCTTCATATAAATCGTTATTATCCATCCACTCATCCCATTCAAGAAAACGTGAATGAATTTCAGAGTTCTCTACAATAACTTTATTCAAATTAATTTGAGGAACTTCAACATATACATTCTCATTACCATCATTACGAGCAAGTTTTTTAATTGCTTCCTCTAGACTATTAACTGTAGAAACTTCAGGTTCATTATCGTTCTCAGTTCCACCATATGATTCATTATTTCCAGACGGTTCAAATTCAATTTGATCAGAATCATCAGTATTATCAAAATCACCTTGATCAAGACCAGAGTCTTCGTTATTTGATATTTCAGTCTGATCCTCTCCACCTTCTTGACCACCTTGCATTTGCAGATCATCAGTCTTAGTTTTCATCTCTTGCTGCTTTTTACAGAAGTTATAAAGTTCTTCGGCAACATCCAGAACATCATCAAAAGTTTCAGCATTAGAAATCTTCTCAATTAGAATATGTTCTTGAGTGTTAAAATCAATATCGATAAAACTACCAATCTTAAAATAAAGATTTGCTTTATCAGCAAGATTCATCTTAGTTACATCTTCATTCTCAATGCAGAAGAAATCTTCATCAGAAAGTTCTTTATATCCACGATAAAAAGTTTTAGAGATACCAGCGTAACGACGCTTCATCATTTTTTCAATCCGAACATCCTCAACAATATTCACAAATTGTGGTGGAATATTTCTTTCTCTAAACCAATCAACATCAGGAGTATACAGTGCGTGTCCAACTTCGTGTCCAACAAGCATATCGTATACAGAACTACTTGCTCTATCCCACATTGGAAGAGTCAATACACGAGTATGAACATTAAAACACGCAGTTTCTACTAACTTATTCTCAACAACCAAATCTTCCGTTGCCAAAAGTTTAGCAAGTTGGGATTTAATTTCGTGACGAACGGTCATTGGTTAATTACGTATGGACCTATTATACAAAAAAAGGAGGTCCGAAGACCTCCCAGTAGACAGTTTGTAAATTGGATTATTTCAATCCCCTTTTGGCAAGGAACGAATTCAATGTGGGACTATTAGGTGTAGTAACTCTACCACCTTTCAAACCTCTAAGTTTATCATACTTTTGATTCATCGCTTGTTGATCAGCAGTCAATTTAGATCTAGAACCATATGCACGTTCTTGTGCTGTAGGGGGTTTTGGTGCTGGAGGTTTTAGTGCTGGAAGTTTGGATGCTAATTCTACTGGGGTATCTGTTGTTTTTCCTTTTGCAAAAGTACTTGGATCACCTGAAGATGGAACACTACTTTTCTGCCCATATTCGTTAGTTCTTTGCCCATAAACAGCATTCTTAGATGCTGCAGCATCTCTTGCTCTAATACCTTTAACAATAGGAATACTCAAGTTTGGTCCCTGCTTATCATATAGTGAAGGGAAACGGTCTTGATTGCCGGTAGCACTCACAATTCCTTTAGCAATTTGTTTACCACCCAATTCTCCAAGTCTTTCCACTCCTTTATCAATAAGTCCTCCTGCAACTAAAGAAAGACCCATTTTAAGTGGACTTCCTGGTTTAATTGACTTAAGTCTATTAAACAATCCAGCACCTCCAGATGCAGTAGACGTAACAGCAGAAGGAAGGGAGGGTGCTTTAATCTGTGGTGTTCTCTGCAAAGAAAGATTATTTCTTACAGGAGGAGTTGGTGTAGGAGGTTTCAAACCTGGAGGAGTTCCAAACTTAGGTATTGGAGTTTGACCACCTGGTCTCAATGAAGGTGTAGTAGCACCAGTTGGTGGCTTTACAGCACCAGGACCAAACTCAGGTTTTGGTGCCTGACGTGGAAGTCCATTACCAGGTGTTTTAATAGTTCTAGTTCCAAGCATACCACCCGATTGTTGGGTAGTTGTCATCTTTGGTTTTACTTTGGATTTATTATTAAACAACATATTTCCAAGTCCAGATGCAAATACCTGGAGTGGATCAAATCCTTGTTCAACTAAAGAAACCATAATAGATGGAATTTCTTCTTTACTATATCCTTCAGCAAGCAATAGTTCTTCTATCTTATCGTAAGAATCCATCTATAAACACTTTTTATATATTTATCATTCTTATTGTCTCATAATACGACGAAACCGCCTTGTCTGAGCGGTTCTTATACTTTTTCTTAAGGTGTTGTAATGCAGTTCTCCT